GTTGGGTTTGTCCATAACCATTTGAGTAAGGCTGGTCTTTCCAGGTTTCTGGGTAACCAGAGCCTTCTTCAAATCCTGTACCAACAACATAAGATCTTTTTGCATCTAAAGCTTCAGAACTTAAATTATAAGTACTGTCAGCTGCAAAGTCAGCTCCTACTGTTGTTAGATCAGTTTTTGCAGAAGTCCTTACGAATTTTCCTCCTAGAATTGCAGCGTCTGCATCTGTATGAGCAGATGTAGCACCATCTGAATCCTGAAGAGTTACGCTTTCCACTTTAAACAAACAATAGTCTGTTTGAGCTCCACCTGCACTGTCAGCTAGATTTACTTTAACTAGTTGACCAGGCATATAGAACTGTGGTTGTGTTCCATCGTCTCCAACTTTTATCTCATCATTGGATTGACCATAAACATTCTGAATATTTCCAGAATTTTTATAGTCAGTAGCCATTTTAAGATAATAAGTGCCAGTAGCATCAAAATCACCCGTACCATTTGCTGTCCAAGAGCTATTATCTGCACTTGTAGCAATTACGTACGCATATCTTTTATGCCAACTATCTCTTTTAGTTGCAAACTTGAAACTAGGGTCATCTGTAGGTGCTTTTGACACCTTAGATAACAACCTAAAGAAAGGGTCTTGCGCAATTGCAAGCTCTGATACTCTATCTCCGAAGTTATACTTTCTACGAATATCCCCAGTAGCTAAACTGGAGCCATCAAAACCGCTATCGGCAACACCCAAGTTTGACGTTTGAAAAAAATCAACTTTTGCCATTTTTGAGTTATCCTTTTGTTTTTATTTACATACTTAATCTGCTGATAGGATAACCCTTAAGGATTAACCACCAAACAGATTTTCCAATTCGCCATCAGAACCTTTAAGTGAATCAAAGATGTCGTCATCCGCACTTCTTTCCACTTGGGCACTGTTGACATCAGCGTTACTTGAAGGAATATCTCTGACTGTCTTCATCTGCTTTAACATATCCTTTTTTGTAGAGTTAGCTACATTTGTTTTTACCTCATCTCTATTGATAAGATAATGAATATCATCAAGCGACATAGGTGTTTTGTTTGCCTTATCCATCATTGCATTGAAATCCTCATCAGACATTTTGGTTCTAGCTTTAAAGTCAGCTATCATTGCATTCCTCTTTCTTTGATCTGCGGCTGCAGCTGTTCTTTTTCTTTCAACGTCCATCATTTTATTAACTTTAGAGTTAACAGCTTGATTTACATGAGCGTTAAAAAGCTTACCTGAATCTGAATTTGGATCCTGGACAGCCTCATTAGCATCAAATATAAAATCATCATCTAATTTCAGCTGGTCTTTTATTGTTTGACTCGGCTTTCCACCATTTTTAAGATAGTCTCGGACATGATCTACAAGTCCACCGTCTTTTTTCATAGCGTCCAATAACGGCACAAATGGTTCTAATTGTTTCAGCCTAGAGTTCATCTTCTGGGCTTCACGTGTTGAATCTTTGTACCTCTTCTTCCAGTTTTCACCTTGCTGAGAGTCCTCTGGAGCTTTTTCGTGGGTTGCCTTTTCAGGGCCACTTTGCTCTTGAGGAGTTGTCTCGGGTTCAACTGGATCAGCGACTGCACTGTTTACTTCATTTTCCAGTGCTTCAAAGAAGTCTTCTGCAGAGTCAGTATTGAATGGATCTGGTGATTCATTTTGTTCTGAGTTACCGCCAATTAGCTCTTCTTTCATTTTTTCTCCCTCTTATTTTAATCGTAATGTACTAATTTTTATTGCCATTTTCCAAATTATTTTTAAAGGATTTTATATCAAGGGCAAGATTTTTGCCTTCAAGTTCAGCTCTTTCCTTGATTCTCCTCTTATAGAAAGCCTGTTCAGTCTTACTTTCGTTAGCCTCTCTATCAATAATTGTCTTCATTTCATTCTTCTTCTTGTCAACTTCAACTCCAGCCTGCATAACCTTACCTTTTATTCCAGCTTGGACTAACTGTCTAGATAAAGTTTCAATTGTGCCATCTCTTTCTTTGAGTTGATTTGACAATCCTTCAATTTGAGATTTCATATCCATATATATACTCTTTCTTTTTGCTATATCTTCTTTATTCCTAATATCAGTTTCACCAAGTACAGCTATATCATCAACTATTCCCATCTGGTACAATCCTTTCAATTCATCAAGATATGCCCATCTATTAACAGGCAATGTTGATCCTGCTACGACTCTAACATCAAATTTAGCAGAGTTATAATCATTATGCTTTTCTACTAAATAACCAGCATCATCATAAACAGGTATATTAATTTCAATTTGTTTTTGATTTGCAATTTCATCTGTCATAACAATATTCATAACTTTATGAGAAGTATATATTGCTTGTGAAAATTGCTGAACAACCCTTCCAAGTTGTCTTAATGCTGGCTCAACAGCATTTTTTAGCCAAGACTTAACACGCCTTGTTCCATATTCATCCATTGCCATCATGCCTCTAAAAGTATCATGTTGAGCGCTAGTATCTCCTTGCATTGCTCCGTAAATACCTGCTAAATATTCCATATCTTGTTTTCCTTCCTGCACAACAGAAAAGAATGCATTTGATAAAGGCGCTGGCATTACAGGGGTTGGCGCTTGTGAACCTGGCCTAATTGGTAGTAGAGCACCAGGAGAGCTAGAATATTTCTCCCAGTAATCCATATCAATAGAGCCCTCCTCGTGCATCCACCGTAGCGAACTTCCTAGGGAAGCATTATGAACCATAATTTGATGAGATTTATTCATCTCTCTTTGTTTTCCTATTAATGGAGATACTGCACTAATAGCAAAAGGAGTCCCTGTCCATTTGTAATGAAAAGGAACAATCGGGTAATCTTTTATGTTTTCAGGTAAAACTCTTTCACTAACCAATTGATCTCCAATGACTTTTGTAACTTTTATTCTATACTCATAGAATTGAACTTGGTCTGTTACGGTTGCTGCAAAATCAGAATTTCCCATTAGAACTTTATATTCTTTTTCACTTACAACTCTATTTACAATCTTTTGAGCTTCAGAGATCATATTAAGTTCAAATTCTTGCCTTGCACCTTGAAGTTGAGATTCCATTAACTCCATAGCCTTTTCCATCTCAAGCTGAAATCTTTCTTTAAGCATTTTTCCTTCCTGAACAGCCATGGACATTTGAGTTTCTTGCTCCTTTAATTGAACCATTAACTCTTTTTGCATCTGCTCTAATTTTGCTTCAATCTCTTCTTTCATTCCCTTCATTTGCTCTGGGTCTGGAGCAACGCTATAAAAGACATTCACAAAAGATACTTTTTTCTTTTCATATAGTTCTAAGTAATCACAAAGCTTATCATGATCTCCAGTATCAGGATCAACACTTTCAGATTCAGGAATATCTTTTGCACTAAAATCTTTTCTATAAGTATCTACTGATTTTTCAGAATAAACATAATCTGTATTATTATCTACATTTGCTTTTTCAATTAATTTTTCATGCTCTGGATATAATGTCTTTAAATGACTTTTGGGTAATACTTTCCTAATAAGGATAAATGCTGCATCTCTAAATAGTATATCTCTAGACTTTGGATCTACATATATATCAAATGGCTCTGGCTGTTTCAGTACAACATCCCCCATACCACGATCACTATCAGGATCTACGTCTACCTGTATAAATCCAGTGCTCTTTGTTATGGCATCATTTATAGCATTTGAATAAACACTCCCTCCGTCAGAATTATACCATATATATTCAGCTATATCAGAAAATAATCCAGCCACAGCAGAGTCATCTCCTTGAGCTCCAACTGCTTGCCATCTAGGAGTATTCGCAGTTGCATAATAGTTTAACATTTCAACCACAGGGGCTATCCTATTTATAGTAAAGGTAGGCATCCCTTGATCCTCAAGGTCAGATAATTCTGTGTGAGTTAATTGATTATCGTTTGCAAAATCAAATCCTTTTTGATTTATATATTCCCATTGCACCCTAGTGGCTGAATTTGCTTTATTGAATATATCAATTATTCTTTGCGCTTTTTTATCTTTAGATTTACTTTTTGCCATTATTTATTCTTCTTTTTTATTTTAACGCATTTGCCTTTAACGGACCTATATCCTTTACCGCATTTGCTTTTTTTGTTATACTTTCTTCTCATATTTCCTGTTTTCAGGGGACTTTCATCCTCCGCTCCTAAATCATTAGTTGTAAATACATCTGCCATTATGCTGTTACCCAGTTTTTTGGTTTTGGTTTATGTTTATAAAATGCTCCATCCTTCCCCTCTACAATACTATTAGGTGGATGAGCATACTTACAGGCATATGCCAATGCATCAATAGTATCATCGTGCCCCATTCTTGGACCAAATGTTATCACTTCTTGTTGTAAATCGTACATATCTTTTCGTAAATAGACTGAACGTATTGCAAACCTTTGCGCCAGTATTTCTTGAATACGATCCCTTTTTGACATCCTAGTTCCAGGCTTTTCTGCAGTATATTTGACAGAAAAGTCATTCCTTCTACGCATTTCTGACACAAGCGCTTGAAAAATTGGCCTTGACATAGTTGTTTCTTCAATGGTATAAAGACTCGGGTGGTAGATTTCATTGTATTGAAAAAGATAATCCACAATTCCTTTACGCTCTTCAC